CGTGAGTGTGAACGTAGTGAGTGCATTGTGTGAAGAGCACATAACATCATTGGCCTCTATATGCCTCTGTATGGCGTTGTATGTGTTGACCATCTCCTACTACCTGAATGATATTACAAGGGCATTGTAGAGGCTTGTAGGCGTGTTTGGTGATGATTTAGCGTTGATGGGTTAGTGAATAGTAAAATCGCTACAGATCGCATGAAATTGAGGCTTATTGAGAATAGGTTGCAATAACAAATACAGTGAGGACTAGTGAGTTATAACATAGTTCAACACGATACACGCCTCGTTAGATACGGCATCTAGCGATTCAAAAAGCCTCCATCCTCGCTTAATTGATACCCCGCCACGGGGGTAAAAACGTCCATCCCCCCGCGTATACCACTTCACAAAATTATGTCAAATTTCCTGAGACCACATTGCCTCACAGACATTCGGTATTTCCGAATAGAGAATATCCTGAACCTGTCCAGCAATCTGTGCGTGTTCCTTCTGGGTCCCATGAGCGGTCCTAAGGTCACAGTAATGCAACCAAGACCTAACACTACCATTCATATACAGACGTGTTGGAGCTGCCATTGGTAGCACTTCTCTAGCACACTCTTTAGCAATACCTGCATCTAGCATATCTCGATAAAGCCGATAGCTATTACAGTAGTGTTTAGCAATCTCAAACTGAAACTTCTTATCTAGTACTTCATCAAGGTTATCAATACTATTCTGTCGGTTCTTCAGGTCTTGTGTTCTAAGTTGTGGAATCTCTGGCATTTCAGTTACAGCTGCATAGCGTTGACTGAATTCCTGAAAGGAAAAGGATCTATGCCGTAGGATCTGTGCTGCAATAGACCTAGTTGTATTGATCTCTACGCACATATTAACCATTTCAAAGGGAGACCAGTGTTGATGCTTGATCAGATACCTGATGAGCTTTGTTGAGGTCTCAGTATTAGATTGATTAGAGGGGTTAGACACTCTTGCCATGTAGGCAATGAGTTCTTCAGCATTAGGAGTGATGTGTACAAGACTAGCTGTATGGGTCATTAGGTGGGTGATCTAATTGCTTGTATGCTGAGATGTGAATGTCATCGTAGAGAGTGGGTATGTATCTCTTATGATAAGAGACATCATAACCATCGCTATCAAAATAGGATTGTTTTAACTCATTATAGGTTTGAGGGGATCTGAATAGATGGGTAGGTTGTTTACGGTATGTTCTACTCATGACTAGACAGCTGTATAATAAGTGATAACAGGGATGATCCTTTGTGATCATCAAGTGTTATCCAGTATTAAGTCTCTTAAGTGGAGTGGTAGAGGAGTTTGTGTCTTTGTGTCTGTACTTACAGAATGTCCTTCCCCAGGGACATTAGTAAAGAGGGGAAGATGAACAAGACAACTTGTTTGTCTTGGATGTCTTCCCCCACTACAGAGGGGTGGTCCACCCTCCACCTCCCTGTATACACCCCACATTGCACCTAAACCCAGGTGGGGACTGACTTCTTACCACTCAGTCCTCTAGCCTTTTGACGTTGATCTAAACTAAAGCCAAAGACTAGGTGATCAGTCGCTGCTTGTGGGTTATCAATGAAGGATTCAAGGAGGTCTTGCCAGTCTTCTTGCTTCCTCATTTTGACTGTTTCATAGGCAGAGATAGACATAGCGTCTGTGAAATACTTCACACCTTGAGCTAAGCTATCAAGTCTGTCGTCATGTTTAACAGCTCCCTTTTCCCGACACATTCTACTCATCTGATAGAAGAGCATGTATAGGAGACGCTCTTCTGGTGCTGCTTCTTTATTAGAGTTATAGTCCCATTCCACCACGCTACGATCCATGATGAGTCGGTGTTGATTCATCACAGGTTCTAGGGCATCAATGATACGGTCTTCTTTACGAACATTAGCCCGTACTTCCTCAACATCTATGGCTTGCTTGGTTTGTTGTAGGTGTTTTTTGAACAGTTCTGCGACGATACCGTCACCGAAGTTGGTTTCGATGAGGAGTTTAGTAACATTGTAGCGCTTACACCCACGAAGGATGTCAAGAAGTGTATTGTCGCTATAACCATCGCGATACGCTCGTATTTCGTGAACGTAGAGGAACCCATTTCTTTGACTGATATATGTAGCTGCTGTCTCGTCTGTACCTCTACCTGATGGGTCTACGGAGCAGATTGTCTCCGTGTATGGCCCCCAATCGCCTTGAAGCTGCATCGGGGAGTAGAAGTAATCACCCGGTAGGCCAACCGTAGGCAGATCTTTGAGAACATTACGAGGGTCAGAGCACCACACAACAGCATCCGGCGCTTGAGTCGGGTTAACCGAGGTAACGACAAGATCACTGAATTTAAGTGGGAACTTTTCTGCATCACTTAGAGAAGTATCTAATTGGAACTGAAGCATAAAGTTTGAACGACCCATAGATGCTTCCCGTTCAAGGAGATCATCATTGGTGAAGCGATCAGAGTCTGTTGGGGTCCATTCTTCAGCTCCCATTTCGATGTCTTCCACAAGTTGAGGAGCGAGTAGTCCTTCATATTGAGAAAGTTTATCTTTGCGGGGATAACGAGAAGTCCAAACAAAAGGTCTGTAGCTACGTTCAGCTAGTTTACGGTAGATCGTAAAAGTTGTCTGGGGAGTACCCAGGTACATGATGCGACTATCTTTCTTAGGCGTCAGGATGGATTCAGCCTCTGTACAAAGTTGTAGAAGCTTTTCTCGCATCAGTTCTGTCATGGAGTTACCAGGAACTTCCACGTCATCCAAGATCATCAGGTCTGCACGGCTACCCGTCAGCTGACCTGTGATACCGACTGATTTAACAGAAGGTGCTTGGTGAGGAGAACAGTTCACATCAAAGCTGATACGACTCCAGCGAGCTTCATCACTCTTAGGTCTAAGGTGAGACAGCCAAGGTGTTTCAATGATCAGCTTCTGCAGGAAGATACTCATGTTGTCTGCACGCTCTTTTGAAGCGGAGATGATCATGATCTTCTTCTCTACATTATTAAACAGGGTCCACAACACAAATGCTCCAGTAATCCAGCTCTTACCGACTCCTCGGAAGGCTTGGATCTGTAGTCGTTTAGGACCGTGTTGTAGGTAGTCAGCAATTGCGTATTGCGCTCTAGTGGGTGAAGGTAAATCAAGCTGTGCCCACAATGCCTGCAGGAACAGCTTGAAGTCTTCCCTCAACGCAGTGAGGGTATCCATGTTAATCAGCGAGCTTTACACCACGACCTGGCATGTATGTGTTGTGGATGCGTTCAATGAGACCAATCTCTTTGACGATATTCCGCAACTGAACAGCAGGATCGCCAGGCCTGATACGGGTCTTGGGATCATAGGGCTGTCCCAGAATGGCTTCCATATTGAGAGCAGCATTCTTAGAAGGTAAGAAGCCGTAGCCTGTTTGAGCCCTAGCAATGGGGTTCTTACCGTTTAGATACTTAGGGCTGATATATTTTAGCAGATGTGACAGCACATCATTGGCGCCGTCTTTTTTAGATACAGCAGCAGATGGACTGCGAGCCGTAGTTACTTTAAGGTTGTTATTTGGCATTAGCGAGGACGTGTGTTAGGACGTTTGCTAGCATCAGGTACTCCACCCCTTGGATCACGAACAGCAGGTTTAGTGGTTGTAATAGAAGCGCCCCTACCCGACAAATTAGGTTTTAAACGACTGTTGGGGTTTGCTACAACTGGTATAGGCAGCCTACTCAAGGTTGCCTGAGTAGTCCGCTGGTTTACATTTGGTCTAACAGGACGCTGATTACCAGTAATAGCACCCATTACTAGATCCCAAAACTGGTTTGATTTATCTTTGCTTTCAGCTCTACGACGTTCTTGTGTCGGAAGCGCATTAGATGCATGTGTCGAATCTGCAGTATTACCAGACTCAATTATTCCAATAGTATTATCAAGAGTAGTCAAAGCTGCGGCTTCTGCCGGTGAAGCACCACCAGCCATATAGAGGCCAAACCCAGCAATAGCACCAGCAGTACCTAGTCCAGGAAGACGCCTTGGAGTTCTACCAACTCTGATAGCCGGTGGTTTAGTTGGAATACGTTCAGGTGCTCTTGGTACTACACCTGTGTATGGTGTTCGCCCGATTCTAGGTGTATCAAGGTTAGGAGCAGTAACGGTAGGGGGTTGACCTTTTTTCTGTATGGCGAGAATGTGCGGTTTAGGGTTAACCGGATTGCCGTTGCTATCAAATGTCAAAGAACTTGGCGGTAAAACTTGAGCGTTAGTTATACTGCCAGAGGGGTTCGTTGTGTGAGGACTGAGAGCAGTCCCCTGTGTAACTCCTTTTTGCAATAGAGATTGATGTTTAGTTAGTCTAGCAGCTTGGCGAGTCTGTGCTGCTTCAATGTCTCGCTCATTGGCCATACCACCCCTTGAAAAGTCGTAGCCATCTTCAAGAATTCTACGATCTTTAAGCTCAGAAAGTTGATCAAGCTGCTGTTTAATTGTTTCATCCCTATCTAACTGTGATCCAAAAAGAGCACCAATGCGGTCGGATCTTGGTTTTCCATCTCGCTCAAACTCTTGAATGCGTTGCGATATTAACCTATCTCTGATAGTTGCTCTGTCAGATTCATTAGCTCCATTTGAAATTGCCTGAAGATCGGCTTCAGTGAGATACTGAGATCCGGTTACATTAAGATTGTTGTTGACTAGATCCCACTCATGAAAGTCGCTTAACCAACCGTAGGATGCACGACTGGTTTTACTTACTTCTTTAATATCCCCTCTAGGATCAGCACCTCTAAATCTATTTAGATCAGCGATTTCATTGTTACCTGCTCGTTTGCTTTCAGCACCTCCAAATTTATTAGCTAGCCAATGACCTCGATCAAAAGCAATTCCAGTTTCCGATTGAAGTTGCTGATTTTCAAGATTCATCAACTTCCACTCTTGTCTAACTGCCTTAGTGTACAGGTCAGCCGTTTTTACCCCGTATGTTTTACGAATATAATCGTAAACAGGTGGAGGTAACCCCCCATCTGCTGACATGTATTTTCTAGTATTGATTTTTACGCGACCAGTTTCTTTATCTACAGACAACGGTGGTCCTTGATAATTAACTTTAAAAGCGTTAGCTTCAAGTTGTTTTGAAGTGAACCTTTTGCCTGATTTATCTATAACAGCCTGAGCCGCTAATAGTAAATCTTCCTTTGACTTAATCCCAGGAGGCAACTTACCAGAACGATAATAATAGTCAAAAATAGTATTAGTTCCTTCTGGCGTAGAAAAATTGGCATTTGCCGCATTTAGAATGTAACTTGGAAGTTCAGTTCTATTTGGTATAGGCTTGACAGTAACCATTTCTCATAAAAAAACCACCCCTTGCGGAGCGGCTTATACGCATATGTACAGGTTGATCAATCAAGACCCATCCGACGACGCCTCATACGCTCAGCAAGAGTCATACCCTTGCTCGCTTTATTAGGCTCAGACGGTGAAGCTGGAGAAGCAGGCTTGGCAGGTTCAGCCTTACCAGCGCTATATCCAGGACCCATGTAACGAGCACCACTAGGGGAAACGTACTTGCTCTTATCTTCAGGAGTGCTGTAGTTCTTTGCGGGCTTTGGCTTCAGGTCCTCTGAAGTGAGATTGCTACGCCCTTGTTGACGAGACATAGAAGTAGCACCCATACGAGCTGTCTCTTCTTTGAACTTAGAGACATAACTACCTTTATAATTCTTGTCTTGATTCTTCATTCCTGCATCAGCCTTAGGAGCGCTAGCAGGGGCCTTCTCTGTAGGCTTTGGAGGTGTAGACCTAACAGCAGGTTTAGGGGCACTAGAGGGGCTAGGAGAGGGCTTTGGTGAGGGTTTAGCCTTCGGCTTACCTGCATTAGGGTCTCCAGTCCATCCACCACTCGTCCTAAATTCAGGATCCCTCTTAGATTCAGGTGTAGCTGGAACCTTGGCAGCAGGTTTAGCCTTCGGCTTAGAGGCTTTAGGGTTAGTGCGACGACCAGCACCAGCAGTTGTACGCAGTGAAAAGGTCGCACTATTTTGACCTGTTCGTTTTTTGTTAGATGCCATTATTCAATGTGCGATAAAATAAGGTTTTCTCTATTGGTAATTCCAAAAGTGGCTCTCATCCATTGGAGCCAGTTGTTACTTCCCTTAGCCTGATTACATGAACGGCAGGACGGAACAAGGTTCTTGGTAAAAGAAGCTCCGCCATAACAGCGAGGCTTAACGTGATCAAGAGTAAGTTCATCAGGTTCATAAGTGTTACCACAATAGACACATTGATTATTGAAGTGTTCCTTAATAGCGCGTCTCCAAAGACGCTTTGCTTCGGGACTTGTCATGGCTATTAGGTTGTGTAGGTAGTAATCAGGTTCAGGGAAGAGAGGCGTCATGCGTACTTCTTGCCAGTTCTTGGTCGTTTACGGTTAGATGTTGGTTTCTCAAGCTTGCCTTTGTTAGGGCCTGTGTGAGAAGCATCCATTCCATCGCCATTTCCGTATGTTCCAAGTTTCCTGTTAAGCTTGTTTGCTGCAGTGCGAATCTTGAGACCTTCTTTGGTCTTGTTATATTTAGCCTGTTGCTTCAGACGCTTAGCTCTTGCTTCAGGGTTTTGCTTATAGTATTCAGCTGTAGACCTTGCCATACAACCTCTTCTGTACTAGCTCCGGATCTATCTTTGGCATGATGGTGGCCAGCTTATCCAGTGGATTACCGTCATATGCAACACCACTGATGTCATTTTTAGAGAGCCAGTCACACGCTGCTTTTAGGTCAGCAGTAGAGGCTTCACCGGATTTAATCCGATTAAGTAGCTCTTGCGTGACCATATTATGGAGTTCATTGAACATGTCCTCCGTTGCTTTCTTGTTAGCCATTTCTCAATACGATCTGGTCTAGTTTGTTTTCGATGCGGATCATGTGATCCTCCATCTTTTGAAGGGCAGTGGCTAACTCTTGTCGTGGAACATACTTCTCAGCAAGACGAAGTTCAATGTCGTCAATACGTTTGTCGATAGTATCCATACGAGAGTTTGACTTACCGTGAATGGTCATCACACCACTACCCACCCCAACAATGAGTGATACAACTCCAGTTATGAGTGCTTCAATCATGTTGCTCCATCAACCGAATGAGTTTCTGTGGGTAGATTGGATCAGTGGCATATCCTTCACGCTTTAGCAGGTATGCACAATCTTCACGAGTAGCTGCTCGGTTGACGCCTTTATAGCCTTTGTAATCCTTGTACCACTGGGTAACAAGGTGGTTAACACAGTCGTAAGGGGTAGCAAAGTCTTGAAATGATGCCTTGATGGTAACAGGACCATTACCATAGTCTTCCCAAGTAGTCTTAATAGTACCAGGACCCTTGATACCAAAGAAGTTGTTTTTACCACTAGTAGCAGTACCATGGGCTGATTCAAGTGCCCACTGTGCTGCAACAACCTCAGGGAACTTGGCACCAGCAGCTGCTGCAGCCGCTTCAATACCATCCCAAGTGTTACTGAATGTTTGAGCCGGAGGTTTAGCAGGAGGTGTCCTCCAAAGTTTTACCCATTCCTGGTCATCAGAAAGCCCCTCAGACCCAAGAAGTTTCTCAAGGGCTTGAAGGGCTTTGACTTGATTGGGCAAACCTTTGTAGTACCGTGCTACATCGGTTAGCTTAATCATCGGTTCTTGAATGCTCTACGGATACGACGTACAGTGTCATCTTCAGTACGAGTCTTACTGAAGAACACAGCTGCATAAGTGATGAGTTGAGTAACGCTGTTTGCTTTGCGCTTCTTGGTCATGCCAAGGTACTCAGAGGCAATGAATAGCGCAAAGAAAGCCAAGGTCTCATAGGACACTTTGATGCCAAGAATAGTGATCATGACTATGTGAGCCAGATAGCGTTAGCAATGGCGATAACTTTAGGGTCTTGGCCTGTAAGATCATCACCGGGGTGCAGTACATGACGGCTATACGAAGAAGACAGAACTTCTTCGTTTTCAATTACTTGCGTAGCAGAACGAACTTGAATAATGTTGTTTTCAAGTACTTCGACTCTATCTACAACGGTTTCTTTTGAATAGGACATAGTAAATGTGTGAGATTATTATGCGACATAAGAGAAGTCAAGCCAAATATCTCCAACTCCACTAGAGATCTGCGAAACGACAGCAGAGCTGAGGCCGCTGGTCGTTTGGTTGTTCAGAAGCAGCTGAGTGCTGCTATTGCGTAGCTGGCCAACAATCGTACCTTCTGTAGATGTAATATCTGCAACTGTGATTGGTACGTGCTGCCAAGTGTTTGCTGTAGAACCGGTCGCATACGGCAATCCACTGATCCTGATTTGTGATCCGGCTGTCATTCCAGTTGTATTGATATTCAGGATTGCAGCCCTGATTCGCACTGTATTACCAATCTTGGTATAGCTAGCAACAGTGGTAGTTATGGAAGCGTTATTTGTTCCATCCGTAACAACCGGAGTCCATGTTCCAGTTTCGTAGTCGGTTAGAACAGAGCCAGAGGCACTGGCCCCCGCCACAGCGGAAAAGTCAATGCCGTACCCATCGGCAAACTCAAGATTACCGCTGGAACCAAGAACTGCACTTGGTGTTGAGGAGCTGTAAATGCTGACGCCATCCGAAGAAATATGAACAGAGGCGCCAGTTGTACTATTACCTGCCCAGTCAACGCCACGTCCACCAAGTACAACAACAGGGCCAGTGGTAACCGGAGCATTGGTGTTTGATTCAAGCCACGGAGAAATGATGACGTGAGTAGAGCCCCCAGCATTGCGCAAGAATGGGTAGGCGCAGTACTCAAAAATCGGGTTAACGAATGTCAGATTCCAAGAGGATTCCGCGTAATACCCATAAGAGCAGCCACTGAAGTAGCAGTTGCTGATAACCATGCCGCTGGTTGACCAGCCGGTAACAACCGTTTGGTCGAATACAATGCCACCGGTCAGAACGGCTGGACTTGCGCTATCGCCGCAATCCAGGAAGCGACAGTTGTCAATCGTGAACTGCCACTGTCCAGAGAAGTACAAGGCTGCGCTGTTCCAGTAGCGGAACATACACTCTTCAATGATCGTGTGGCGCTGGGTGCCGACGTTGCCAAAGTCAAAGCAGCGTTCCCCGGTCCCTGTTGTTGCACCTGGACCCGTGAAGTAAATTCCTCGATAAGTGGCACTGTGAAAATGACTGAAAAGAGGGGAACCCGCAACAGCAGGTACAAAGTCGATCTGCGTATTGGAGGTGTTGCCGCCAGCCCCGATTAGCTCAGGTCTTTCGGCAAAGCCTGCTGCAACGGAAACAGTGATCGTCTGAGTAACGCGATACTTGCCCGCTGGCAGGTAAACTCGCCCAGCTGAGGTCAGAGCATTTTGAATAGCGGTAGTACAGTCGTAAGTCGATGTTTTTGCTTTAATTCCAGCATGTTCAGCAACCGGAATAAAATCCAGTACACTCACCACATCTTGCAGCTTTGATTCAACGGTGCGCTGCACAGCACCAGAACCGGCCTGGATGAAACCTCCACCCAGGTCGGCTAAGTCACGTGTTTTTGTCACAAGTTAGTTACTGAGTAGAGGACACTTTGATGCCGAGAATAGTGATCATGATTAGCAGTCGGTAGCGTTTGCAAATTCAGGAAGAGTCTTGAGATGTTCATAAGCTTGTTTAATAGGATTGGGACCGTCTAGATCTAAACTAAATCGTACATTAGAAGAGTCAAGAACAATACCGTCCTTATTATCTTTGATCTCAATAACAGCAGTTATCGAGTTCTTAGTTCCGGTTACTGTAGATACTTTGATGTAGACAGAATCAAAGTCTATTGCTTGTTGAAAATTGTCAACAAGTTGCATCGATTGGGAAAGTGCCATAATAGCTTGTTAAGTTGCTTTGTAAGTGATACGAATACGGAAGGTTCCAGTACCCGTTCCTGCAGTTATTAAATACGTATTATGAGTGCTACCACTAAAAACACTGCCCGTCGCAGAAAGATTAGCTGCTCCGTTTGTCAAACTAACGGAAGAAAGATCCGCAATATCTAACACCCTGTTATTTTGACTTGTATCGCCAATACGTAAACGGCATGTAGTTAATGTACCTACAACATCAATTAGTTCTACTTTTGATATATATCCTCCTAACTCTGTTTCTGACCCCAAAAGCCATGCCGTTTGTGCTACGGAAACATTCGCCGTAAAAGTAGGACTTATCCATTGTCTAGTTTGTAAACTGCTAAGACCGGGAACAGCAACCCCGGATACAGACACAGACTTCAGAAAGTCAAAAAAGTTCGATCCTCCCAACTTGCGAAGTAGGCTGGTAGTTGCTGCTCCAGAACCAGTCAAATAAAAGACATTAGCTGGAGTATTATCATATAAGTTATTACTGAACACATTGCCATAAAAATCACCAACTGCATCAATGCTCCACTCTATGAAATTCTCAACAGCGTTTAATAACGCAACTTTATTTTCGGTAAAAGTAGAATTTACGAAGCGTCTAAACCAAAAAGCCGAAGTCCTAGCTGAAACATTAGAGGTATTAGAATTACCGACGTAATTACCGGATACGGTAAAGTTCGTGCATTTAAAGATTTCACCTAATCTGATAGGAGTTCTGCATTCTTCTATATAATTATTTGTTATTTGAACATTAGTACAAGCACCTGCATCCGTTCCGCTAACAATAGATTCATTGGCGACCCATATGCCGTCATAAGAAGATTCAATAACATTTCCAGTAATAGTTCCTACTGTTAATGGTCCTCTGATATTGATTGCACCTCCGGCGCTTCCTCCAGTAATGACACAATCTCTGATAACGAGCCCATTGGTGTAGTCAGAAGCCCGAATAGCCCAATTACCGCTACCTGATGTAGTTACGTCACTATTTAGTATGACGCCACGAACACTGAACAGAATGTTTATGCCGCCTTTAATTTCGCAATCAAACACACGAAAATCGGGGCATAGATTAAAAGTTACAGCGTAAGGACTCCCTGTGCTATTTACGGATAAGTGCGAAAGTTCAATTTCCCTAATAGAACCTCCTCCATCTCCACATACAATTTTACCGACAATTTCACTTCGATATTTGCCGGCTCCAATAAGATGTGCTTCGTCTCCTGGCGTAATAGTGGAAACAAGGTAAATACCTTCCGGGAAAAAAACGCATTTATGAGCATCGATTGCCGCCTGAATAGCTGCCGTATCATCAGCAACCCCATCACCAACCGCCCCAAAGTCCTTAACGGAGACAACATCCTTTAGCTTGCTTTCAACAGTCCGAGTAGTTGCACCTATGCCGGATTGGGTAAATGCAAGCTTAGTAGATTGAATAGCAGCTCCACTATCCACCTTAGCGTTAGTGACACTGCCATCAGGAACAGTACCTACAGTATAGCTAGAGGAACTATGAACCTCAACAATATCACCAGCAATCAATGCAGGGATACCAGTAAGCGTTGATCCAGTAGTACCCAAATAATCAATACCTCGAACCTGTAGAGCGCCGTTGATAAAGACCTTTTCAGAACCAGGTACATACGATAGAGTGATACCATTATCATCATTTCCACTGAGGCTGGTCTCACCACCAACTGCAGTCTTCGACCACCGACGGTAAAAGACTGGAACTTCTGAGGAGAAAACACCTTCTACAAAGCTACGATTGGCAGCATCAGTACTAGCAACTGGAGCAGCAAGATTGGTAATTTTGTAGCCATTCATATTGAAGTCACTAACCATAGGGTTAGAACCATCAATGCTGACAGCGTTATTGTTAATCTCTTGGGTTACATAAAGATTCTGAGTGAAGTTATCATTCAGGTCCTTTGCTCGAATAGCGGAACCTGGATAGAAAGTAGCAGCCAATGCCGCATCATCGGTATCCCGATAAATACGAATGGCTGCACCATTAGCAGGAGCCGTGTTGAATGATACCGTGGTAGCGTTGGCTAAGGTATATGCAGTTGTATCAACACCATTAACACTTACTTTAATGTCAGTGGTTTCAAGGTATGGGAAAGTGAAGGAATAGTTCGTGATTGAACCATTCCCTGTGTATGTGTTTTGTGTTACGGCCATTACTTCCTAATGTCAAGTAGAGCTTGGACTTCATCCGCTCTCTGTGAGTTACCTTGTTTACGTTGGGTGGCAGCAAGTGCCTCAAGACGAGCCTGTTGATTAAGTTGTTGAATATCTGGCGAATCATTCATCAGGTGCTGCCATGCAACCTGCTTGGCATCCTTCAGAATCTTTTCAATACGTGAGTTATGGAACGTTGTCGAAGCATCATAGCGTCGCCCATTATCTCGATCATTCTCCATCTTAAGGATAGAGTCAATAACCTTAGGGTCTTGGAATAGACGCTCCAGCTGTCCTTCAATGTTCTGCTGGCTTACATAATACTGGAACTTAGATTTGAGATCAGGACGACCTTCTAGTGATTCCTTATTGGGGCCAGTGTTGAAGGTAAGCTTCAGATCAACACCACTACGGAACAGTAGATCCCTAGTTGGAGTAACAGTTGGGTTTACCATGAAAGGTGAGACACCATTCCACAGTCGAACAGCAAGGTCATAATCCTGAAGCGGTTGACCATTAAGGATGTCGTACCTATAGGTAGGAGTAACACCAGGCATCAGGTCAACATACAGGTTGCGGTTGTAGATAGACTGAGTAAATCCTTTCTCCAGTTCACGCATACCAGGACTGAGAATCTTGCCGATCTCATTCCTCATACCACTAAGAGGTACTTGGTTATTAACTAGGTTTGCAGCAATCTGAGGAAGCTTCATACCACCTTGGAATGCTTCAGTCACCTGAAACAGTCCAGCCATAAATGACTTATTGGTGATGTTCTGGCTGATCAGGTAAGCAATAGCTCCAAGATGATCTGCGGTGTGTTGATCCCCCATGACCTTGTTGGCATCACCAACGTCAGCGATGAAGCTGAGAATCGTGTTGAATGGTTCTAGGGCTTCATAGGAGACATACTTATCCCCCATCTTGATTGAACGAGGACGCCAACCAAACTGTTGCCATGATTCACGAAGTTGACGATCATAAGGACCGTTGCCTGTTACCTGACCATTAGCAACCATCATGGCTACCATTGCAGTAAAGCCATACCCGATAGCTTGACGACCGCGAATAGTAGCTCGTGCTATCTCCAGGTCTTCTGCAGACTTGATGCCATACTGCAGCAGCTGTGGATCATCAAAGTTGCGAGTCAGGATGTCTACATTCTCTTTGATGAAGCTGTTAAGGATTGGTGTGTACTTAGACGTAAGGTCAAGTGCTCCAACACCTGTCTTCATGAACAACATGAATGGACGAAGGTACGGTTGTGCTTTAAAGGCCTCATCTAGCTTCTTAGCAAAACCACTCAGCTCTCTAGTGAATGCAGCTTCTTGATAGGCAAACTTGGCGATACCATCACTCAGTTGGCCATCAGCATCAAATATCTTTCCTTCAAACCTCTTCTCAGCTTCTTGAATCAGCCTGGGAATCTCTACATCATCCCACGCCTTACCAAGTTGCTTCGCCTGATCCCATACTTCCATCACAGCTTGTTGCCGGATGCTTGCACGTCCGATCATGTTCTTAAAGAACGAGTCAGATGCTTGAAGAATACGAGGACCGTAGTTAAAGATAGGAAGTTTGTTGACAGTACGCAGGAAATCTGCAATACCCATCATCGCTTTATCTCCATCTGATCCGTAGAGACGAGCACTTTCCTTTAATGCTTCCCATTCGTAGTCCTTACCTGTTGGAGTAAAGCCACGCCAGCCTTCATCTAGTTGGGTATAGGCATGGAAATCAGCAACGGCTTTCTTCCACGACTCCCCAATAGATTCGTACATAGCCCCCAGAGAGGCGTATGCACCACGAATAACACCTTCCTTATCTGTTTGACCTAGGCTACCAACAATTGTAGCCACAGGACGCATGATAGTGTTCAAACCTGTACCAACAGCCGCACGAACTGGTGTCTTAGGGCCAGACAACATGGAGTTGATACCCATGGTTGCCATTTCATCAATGACTTTATTTCTGACTACAGCATCTCCTTCCCGATAACCACGGAGGTTACGGGACATAAAGGCATTGAAGTCAACAAGCATTGACTTGTTAGCACCATTAGTAGCTACAAAGTGGTTGAATACCTGCAGTAGCTCATCGTTGGCATTATCCCTGATGAGTTGCTTGAGGGCTTCTGAGGACTCAGATACAGCACGATCAGACTCATCCATCATCTTGCCAAGGTCTTCAAGACCAGGACTGAACCGACGAAGGTTCCAAGACGACAACATGGAGGTCTCTTTACGGATACGTGTCAGTGCTGCCCATCGTGCAAGCACACCATCCATGACTCCACCGGGAGCATTGAGTGCTACTTCATCAGCAACATTCACAGCACCCCTAGCAAGGTCACGCATACCGTGAGTCAGTTGGGAAATAACCAGATCAGTAGCAATAAGCTGAGAATGATTCAGAACCTCACGACCTTCAATAACGGTCTTAGGAAGTACACCACCATTCTTGGTACGTGAGAAGGCATCAATGAAATCCCGAAGCTCATCCGCACTGTAATCAGTAATAGCTCGCTGATTACCACCCTCATCTAGGAACTTGGCTAGCTCATTAGCAGCTTCAACAAAGTCATCCTTGATGTTCTGGGGAGTCTTCTTACCACCGTAGATTGCTTGGAAGGCAGGATCAGCTACCAGTTGGTCTGCAATCTGATCTACCTCTTTCTTACTAAGACCAGGAGCACCATATTCTAATCGACGAATATGAGCTTCACTAAGGGGACCACGGGGAGAACCCTGTGATTGAGTCCAGTCGTTACGGATCTGGATCATATCCCTCACACCTTTAGTTGGACGTGAGGTGTTAGTCAGAGCTTGGTTATCAGTAACATCACCCTCATCGTAATAGGCAGGGTTCTGGCGTGGAGCACCATTAGCCATATCCTCAATGAGTTGATCTTCGGCTACCTGTTGGTTAGCCTTCCCTTGCTTCTCAGCTCGACGACCAAAGTCACGTACTTCACCCCAGTCAAGGTCATGCTTCTGAGCAGCCTTGGCCATGTATTGAAGCTTCTCATCTTCTTTAAGAGCCTTCCAATGGTCGATACCCATTAGTTCGTTATTAGCTCTCCATTCAGCAATGGTGGGGAACTCAGCCATCACAGCCTCACCAGTTGAGTCCGCTTGGATTTGAGCTAGCTTTTCATTACCAGCCTTCTCTTGTCGGTATACACTGGCTTCATAATCTTTCTGTGCATACCGCTGAACCTTTTCTGTCTTCTGTGCATACTCAATCCTAGAAGACCTCTGAAGGGCCTCTTGGGTTGGGTCAGCTACATTCCCCCTTGAGGCGGGCTTGAGGCTCCTTGCAGCGGCTCCTACGCCCTCCAGAGCAGCATCTACGACAAGGCCAATGCCCAAACCCTCAGCCGTGTTCATGAGAGCACGCTGAGCAGGAGACATATCATCTGTAGTAGCAATAGGCTTCAGCACACTTGACCACTCAGGCTTCATATCAATCAGAGCCCGAGCAACGTTCCCTTGTTGTGAGGTGTTGCTGATCGTGTCGTATACGGCACCTTTAACACCTGCACTTACAGCTCGCTGAGCCCAAGGTGCTGCCTTGGTAAGGCCTGTAGCTCCCTTCAGAGCAGCAGCTCCTTTGGCAACTAGGCCAACTTTGCTAACTGCAGTAACAGGGAGCATCCCCAATCCAAACTCAGTTACCGTACGAAGAACATTTCCCCATACAGTACGAGTGATTGGCTTCTCTTTAATGACAAGTGGGTTGTCATATAGGTAGGGTTTATCAGGTGTAGCTGGCTGGTAGAACTTAGGATCAAAGAACTTTGGCAGACTGGTGATACTGTTCACCATGTCAATGGCACCACCAGCCAAAGCATTACCAGCTTCGGTGAGATTCTCACCAATGCCAAACTGCTTAGGATCCTTCAGTTCATGAGAGCCTTTCAGGGAACCATCCGGATTCTTCTTAGCAGCCATATCTTGCTCTGCCTTCTTGTTGGCGGCAACTTCAGCATCGGCTGCTTGCTTATCAGCGGCTATCTCCTGATCGACAGCCTGCAAGTTATTGTATCGGTTTAGCGCTTCTTGGTTAACTTCAAACCGATCATCAAATGTACTCATACAGCCGTACCATGTAGAATGTTAAACCGCCTTCCATCGGGTAGTGCAATTGTCAGTTTGTCTCCGTAATCCGTGCGTACCTTCCCTACAACCCAAGCACCATTCCTAAGGATTACCTTTGTACCAGTAGGCATCGCATAATCCCAACCGTTGTGGGATCTTGCTCCACCATCCCTATCAGCTCCAAACTCACCGCCATCAACGGTGACACCTGAACTCACAGGAAGAATACCTTCAGCAGTCTGGAACCCAACGTAGTTGTCTAGTGATGTTCGAGAGAAGAACTTACCAGTATCTTGTTTAATATCAAGGTGAGGACCAAAGTGACCAGGACCGCTAGGACCAATACCACCAACCTTGTAGACAATGCTGGACTTCATCCGAGACACATCAAAGTTGGGGTTGTTGAGGTTAGCCTTAGCAGTATTGAGAGCAGCAACTAGAACTTGTGGTTTGATATTCTGAAGACCAATCCATTCATTTCCCATGCCACCAACAACAGCGCCTGCATCTACTTCACCGCTGAAGAACTTACCTGCACGGCCATGAATCAATGCAATAGCAAGTCTATCCTGAGTAGTTTGATCATAAAGATCAGAACGGCTAGCCTTGCCACGTGATACAAGACCACGGAGTGTTCCTCCAATAATCTGATAACGACCAGTAGCGTGAAGGACTCCACGTGCCTGTAGATCCATTACTTCCCCTACAGTCATCTGTGTAAGAGGACGACCGAACTTCTCCAGACCTGTACCAGATCCATGTGCTACATGACCACCAGCAGAACCACCAGTATTGAGTGAGTCATAGCCTCCATTAGCAGTGTCATTACTAGACTCTTTACTAGCAATGAGATCAAGTAGTCCCTTGTAGGGAGCACCAGGACCACCACTCATGGCATAGGCCTGTGCGGTCCTAGAAAGGGATGGACGGAACGTCATAAGCCCTCGGAACTGAGGCCTCACTCCGTCGTACACAGCTGCACTGGTGGGCCTTGTAACGGGTTGTTGGCCTGCACTCTCCATCAGGACATCCATCAATTCAAATGGAGTCATGTTTGGGTACATGTCATTGAGAGCGTAAACAAAGCGAGGGATAGACCCACCCTTGCCTACGTTCTTAATTGCTACAACCTCATCATGAGTAAGGATGTTCGCTTTGGTGATGACCTTGTGATCAGCAGCAATTCGATTACGCATCTGTGAGATACGACGGATCGATTGCTGTTGCCCACTGTCTTGGCCAAGACCTTTGAAGCCTGCATCTTGTCCACTGAGTGGAATACCCTTGCTATCTACCTTAAGTCCGTACTTACCTTGACCTTTCTGACCAGCAGTAATGTCTTTGGAGATTTCTTGCCAAGCTTCCTGATAAGCCTCTTCAGGGCTAGCACCTTTAGCCATAAGCTTCTGAGCCCTTGCTTCTAAGTCCTGATGGGCAATAGCTTGCATCATGTAGAACTGAGAATTCATCTGCTCAGGCCCAGCAGCAAGTTGACCCATGCTTTCTTTCAAAGCCTGATCAACAGCTTTCTTAGTGCTAGTGACAAACTCTTTACTGGCAGTATCACCTTGCTTGGCAAACGACCTAAACTGGCTGATAAGAGCAGTGCTATAACGACCACTCATTAGCTCCAACGTAGTCAGCTGTCCAGCCCTTGCTTTAGCTTCCAAGGCATCCTTAGCCTCAGCATCAGCAAGCTCTTCAGTAGTGGTGAACTTCGTGACATCACTCGGAGGATGCTCGCGGAATGTCTGCCGCCACCACTCTTCATACTGCTTCTTCTCGTCTTCACTCAAAGGGCCATTCTGTGTTACAAACTCATGCAACTGGGAAATGGCTCCCTTCTTCTCTTGTTCCTGATTGAACTCGTCTTGCTTATACTGCTTATAGTTGAACTCATTGATAGCGTCATCTAACTTGGCTAGATCACGACCATACAGTTCACCAAATGGTTTAGCAGTAGAGGAGCCATTTAGTGTTACACCAACACCTTTTAGTTCTTCAAGGTCTGCAGCTGTATACTGTCCAGTCTTGGCTAGGTCTACCAGAATATCAATTGCAGCAAGTCTCTGGTTCCTGAGACCAACACTGGATCCACCAGAAGTACGCTGAATCCAATCAAGAACACCCTGAGCACCACTGGCTTTGTAGTCAGTGACAAGCTCGTTTGTTTGTTGCTCTTTGAATTCAGTAGCTAGTGCCTTCTGACGGTCATTAGCAAATGAGATCTTCTCTTGATTCTCAACCTCACGCATCCCTTTGAAGAGATACTCATTGAGGAACTTACTATCAAGACCACGATACTGCTTTAGATACTCTGTGCGTAGCTGTGCGTTGACAGCTGCCCATACAGCAGGACCGGCATTGCGAGCAGTATTAAGACTGTAGGGCTGACCATTGATCTCAAACTCTCGATCCTGATTCTCTGCCCTAAACAGTGGGTAGTTATCAGCACCTTGAATAGCAAATGCCTTCATGGCACCGTATTGCCTACGGCCACTCAGACCACGAATCTGAGCGATCTGTTCTGCAGAAATACCACGCTCTTGGAGTTGTTGAATAACACCATTCGTAGCCTGATCAAATCCATCAATCTTGGCCTCACCAGCCTTGAGTGCATTGTACTCATCTAAGGTGATACCAAGTTCAAAGACAGAGTTGTATCCAGCTAGTTCCTCTGCTTCATTCTTTTGCTCTTGATAAACAGCTAGCTGCTTTCCAAGAGTTTGGGAGAATGATGCAAGAGCCTTGGTGGTTTGCTCAATGTTGCCAGCCCTTACATTGGCATTCTCTGCTTCTATTCGGTAATTCTGAGATATAGCCTTTTGATAACTATCTCGGAAGCTCTTTTGGAGATTGTAGTTACTATCTCGATTTCGAGTTTCCAGTTGGTTCTTACGCTCTAGACCCGCTGCAAAAGCATTTCGATTTTCCTGCTCCTGTCTGCGGACGGCTTGCATACCACGTATGGTGCGCTCACCCTCCGCTAGGATTCTTGCAGTCTGATCTGGCGCTTTAATCGGGTCAAATGCTGTACGCTGGGCGTACCCTTGGTACGAGACTTGATCCATTTAGACTAATTGCATGTTTACGTCAATAAGGTCGTAGTTGACTTGATAGTAACCACTCTCATGAACTGACACAGCTTCAGGATGACTGGTTAAAAGTTCTTGTGCAATAACACCTCTGTATCGTTGGGGATCGTTAATATAGTTAAATTCATAGATATTTATTCCACTCTCTGATTTCCCAACCTTAATGATATTCTCTTTCAGCTGTTGATCAGAGAGTAGACTGGCGACACTTAGGCCAACCTGAGCAATACCCATGATGGTACTAGCCGTATTATCTGTCCGTTGAGTCTTAGGAGGCTTCGGTGGCCTCTTAGGCCTTTGAGGATCTTGAAAGATAGTTGCCGGCAGCGGAATAGGTTTGGGCAGTGCAGGACTAATCTCAGGCCTGAGCATACGGTTGGCTTCAGCTTGCAGATCAGCACCGTACTTATCTGTACCAATCTTCTTGATATTCACCTTATGCTGTTTCTCTGCTGAGTAGAGTGATTCAGCAAGGATGGCTTGATTCCTACCAGCTTGAGCTAATACAGCTTGTATTGTCTTTCCTGCAGACCGGCCAGCCTGCCCCATCGCTGTAGCCCTACCTTCTTCTTGCAGCATCTGAACAAAGAGGTCTTGGTTCTTAAAGGCTGTCTCTTTGAACCGCTCATCCAACCATCTATCTTCAGATTCCATGGCTACCTGAGCAGCCATATTATTGAAGTTTAGCTGTTGCCTATAAGTCTGTTCCGACTTATTGTAGGCACGCATCTGGTTCTTGTACTCATAATCACGGATTGCCATTCCGTGTTGCCAATCTCTATTGGCTGTTTCATCCCTCCAAGCACGTTCGTTAGCATCGTTAGTACGTGCAATAGCTACGCCTTTCTTGGCATACCTATAGTCACGCTTCATCTCCTTCCAGTTGTATTTATCCAGGGCGGAGTTGTAGGCATCAGATGCTGAGGCGGCAGCATTGTTGTAGTTCTGCTGTTGAATACCCCCAAACACGTTGCCAACGCTTTGAGCTATGTCCCCAGCAGTGCTCCAGCCAGAACCACCCGCTCCCCAACGACTAGGTGTTGTAGTAGCTGTCATCTATCACGTCCTCCTATAGAATCGTGGTGAGTATTGTCCTTCCCACATCATCGAAGTAAGGGAGATCGGGAACGGTGAGTCACTAAAGACCCTCAAATTAAAATTAGTGTTTCTTTGGTGGATAGGTAATGTGTAAACAGTCTGCGCGTCCAATGGCACATCATTTGATAGATAATAATCCGCTTCTTGAATTGACTGAATATCGTACCATTCAGATCTTCCCTGTGCTTTAAGCTTAAATCCAACGTTAGACGATAAGCCAACTGAGAACTTAACACGACTTACAATCAGGCTAGCCGTATAGTCAGATGTGTTTTCAGCTACTTGATAATAAAGTCGTGGTAGCTGTACATCAAACTCATACTTATATCCCATATAAACCAGACTTGCTGAAGAAGAGTAATCTGCGCCAACAAACTCAAAGTAAGGACCAGTACCGTCTGAACCACGAGAAGGAGTTACTGTATACCCGGACTCACCAGTGTTGTTTGGATCAGCGATCACAATAGCTGGTGTAAGCCCAGTAACATCCTTATAACGCAGGTAACATCTGTTTGTTTCGGTACTACTATTATAGCTAATACTTGCAGGCGTAGCGTATTGATCAAGACAAAGCTGGACTACCTGACCACTGTCTGCTCGAACAATTACATCATCTGGCGTCTGTGTTAGGTTGGCCTTACACAGTGTATATTGTCCAGACTGATAAGTAACAACATACGTGTCATCACTATCTACTGCCACAAACTGAACAAGACCTTGTACTTTCCAGTTGAACCATGTCTGCATGATGTTCTCTTCACCAACCGTATATGTCCTGAACATATAGACGTAATCAGAGGTAGGTCCATACATTGCAATGAACGAGTTCTGAGTTGATGCCAATAGATCAGTTACAGTATCAGGAACCCATTCAGAAACAATACGACCAATGTCAATGACATCAGGGTTCTCTTGTTGTCCTCGCGTAAGCATAGAGTAGATACGTGTGTATCCAGGAGACTTGCTGAGGAAGATCATGTTTGTACCAACATCTACTGGATCAATATCCTGATCGCTTTCGTAGTTGGAAATAGTTCGGATAACAGTTGTCTTTGGTGTCAAGATACCGTTATCAGCAAACATCAGAAACTGCTGACTCTTGCTAAACAACACAAGACCTTGTGCTGCAGGTAGAACGGCATGAAGAACAGCAGGCCTAATACTTGAGCAGCTCAAATCAATAGGATCACTGTCAGTTTGAGTAAGAGCAGATGCGTTATAGAAATTATAAAACTCACCACTCTGACTCATTGATACGTTGTCCTCAGTGAGGAACCCAAGCCTGTTGTTATGGAAGAAGGCCTGCTGAATGACTTGACCAACAAAGCTAGGGTGCTCGTTAGTATCATCATCTCCTACATTCCTAGGCTCCCAGCTGATAGGGCCAAAGGTAAATGTATTCAGAGCAGTGTTCAACAGCTGGTGAGGCATCGTTGAGGCAGTCAGACCCGTAGACACATCTGGTGCTACGGTCTCCTCCCACTTACCTCTACCACTTGTATTGTTCTCTGCTATGAACTTGGCGTAGTAAGCATCATCTTGGTTGGCTGTATTATTGACCTTTACAACCCTATCGACAACTGACTCAATAGGCAGATCAGGTAGTACACTAACTTCATCCTGGAATACCTTCAGACTCTCACCACCAATACCACCCTTAGCGGTAATCGTAAATGCAGAGGCTCTGCTTATTTCCAGAGACCCCTTCAGTAGTGTGACAGTAAGGCCTAGGCTGTTGGCAGTGCTCAGACTCTCAATATTACTCTTTAGCTGAGTAAGGATCTCCTCTGAATTGAGAACCTGTGTATTGGTTGTGTTATTAAGAGCAGGGTCCTCCGTGTTCTTCGTGACATAGGAAGACGTGGTAAAACCGTTAATCGTGACAGAATAGCTAGCACCATACTCAGCCGCAAGAATACGGATTGTTGCCTTTGTCTTAGCTGTATAGCTTGGTGCTGCTATAGTTGTAACAGTCTTGGTGTTATTGCAGACAATGGTAGTGTCTTGTACTGTCAGAACCTGAAGGCTCGACTTAGCATTAGAAGTACCATATGTGAGGTAGCTGCCACCAGTATTGGTTACAGTGACTGTTGCTGTAGGGTCAGCTACATTCCATATCTTTACATTAGCGCCATAGAAGACACCAATATATTTCTCGGTAGTTGTACGGTTAATGAAGAACCACTTACCGTTCTGAAACTCATTAGTAGTAGATGAAAGGTTGCCTATCCATTTCGTACCAGGCCTCTTACTGAGACCGAATGTAGGATCAGGATAGGCATTGATCGCTTCCTTTACCTGTCCAGGTATCTTCTTGTCATCAGGTTGCTTTGATACCCCACCTAAAAGATTAGGGATTCTCTGTGTTACACTTGCCATCAGCGATACAGTGCTTTATATGGTTCGTAGCTGTTGTAGTAGTTTCCTCCTCGTGGGTGACCGAAGAATGTATATTCACCTTGATTGCATTCATACTCAAGCGCCATTGCTCGGCAGTATGCTTCACGTTGTTGTAGCATCTGGTACTGACCTGAATCACCAACAATGCGAGATGATGTGATGGTTGCAGCTCTAGCAACAATGTAATCCTGAATAGGAATAGGGAGGTCTACCCAGTCAAAATACCAGACAACATCACAGAGAACCTCATCATCCTCCCACTCAAAGGTGTGGTTGGTGCGGTCATACAGCTTCCCATTGCGACGCACAGAGTCACGATCCCTATAGTCGGGAGTGAGGTCTAGCTGCAACACATTGTTTGGGATTAGAATCTCATTGTTAGTATCCGGAGTAAGCGGATATTCAAACTCTTTGTTGAATGTCCAGCCCTCTGCCTGAACCTCCCGAGACACTTGGATCAGTGTGTCGTATGCAATCGCAACGTCCGGGTTGGTTTGATCGAGAGTAGTAACAGGCGCCTGACCAACTGACGCCAGAATTTCATTAACAGCTTGAAGCTCAGTCTGAGCGTTAGTGGTAGGAAACGGCATAACGATAATGTTATATGCTGGTTAAAAGAAAAGGGGGCCATATAGACCCCCAGATAAATCAGGCAGTACGGCTAGCGTCAAGAGCCGGAGAATCAGCCTCAACACCAGAGTATGCAGTACGGAAACCTTGGGTCTCCGAGAACACCTTCGATGCAGTCGTAGGTGCAGACTTGCTAGTACGTGCTACACAGCGACGGACAGCGTGGTTGTCAGAGACAGCCAAGTTGCCATTGTCGGTATAGGCAGTACCATACGCGCCAGTGATGGTGCGAGTTGCAAAGTTAGCAACACCTGCAACACCGTTACCACCAGCAGCAGAAGAAAGATTAGCCATTGGTATTAATTAGTATAAGAAACAGTGTCAACACGGAAGGTTGCACTAGTGGTACCAGCAACGCTCAGCACGTCACCTACACGATACCCATCACCACCAGCAGTAACAGTTTGAGCAGTCACTGCACCACCAACTACAGTAGTAGTCAGAGTGCAGCCGCTTCCATTGATGTTATCAGCGGTAGTGGCTTTAGTACCAGCAACCTGTCCAGAACCACCAGTCAATCGAGTTACACTGACGACCGTACCACCTTCACGACCGGGTTCAATCGGAGGGCGAAGGTAGTAGGTCTCGCTAGTGGTAACCCCAACACCGTCAAAAGTTTGACGTGCCATTGGTTATACCTCCAGCTATCAGGAACGAGCAGACTGCAGTTCGATAGCAGCAGCTGGGTTCAGGGTGCCACAACCCATGGCGAGACGACCCACGATGATGTCGCCTTGGTACATGGTACGCACGTCAGAGCCGGTGGTCTGTACTTGAGGACCGATGGCCTCAACCACACCAGCAGCATCTTTGTGGTAGATCAGACCACAGTGGGTGCTGAAGTCACCAGAGTAGTTGTTGTTCTCACCGTTAACGGAAGAGATATTACCAGCCAGGAAGGGCAGGTTGTTGGAACGCTTAATGGGGATACCAGCGATCTCATAGAGACCTTCACCACTAGTCAGACTACCCTGATTGTTACCGTAATCGCGGTTCAGGATGTTGCTGTCAACCTGCGAGATGAGAGCGTAATACTGACGAGGAGCCAGGATGGCTTGACGACCTTGCTTAGGAAGGTTCTTCTCATCCATGATCGAAGCAGCCTCAAAGAAGGCATCAACCAGGGCTTGAGCGTCATACTCTTTCTGCACACCCAGTTGAATCACACTACCGCCGGGCTCGGGGCCAGGAGCAGCAGTGATGGGGTGAGCTTCACGAGCAGCCTTAGCGATCTGACGGAAGATCTTTTTATCGTATGCTTCAGCAAGAGCATGGCCGATCTTAGCGGCGATCTCGCTTCGCAGCGAGTAGTGAGCGAGAGTCTCATCCAGGTCATAGACGAATGCCGAGCTAATCAGCAGGTCGTCACAGACGATGGTCTTCTCAGCCACCGGAGGATCACCTGAACCCAGGATCGGAGTACCGGGTTCGTGGTAAGAGGCCTCCATGCGGCCGGTGAAGATGAACTGCATAGCCTTACCATTCTTCAGGGTACGGCTCTGCACAGTGCCTTTGGCGATAGTGGCGCTTTCATACGCCTTAAACATTTCGCCAGAGAACAGTTTCAGATAAGTTGCGTACTTGGTATCATATGCAGTACCAAGTGCAAGAGGGGTAGAACTCGTATTGTTAATCGAGCCTACCGAAGTAATAAGAGTGTTAGCCACAATAGTAAAGAGAGAAGTGTTGCGTCGTTCTCTCTAAGCGCTTAGAGAATCACATGAATATACATGTGTTCATAATAGTTATATCGGTGTCTGTCTCTCCAGACCGTCATGACTAAAGGTTGTCTCCGTAGAGGCCAATAGTCAAAGAAAAGGAGGTCCGACTCTGAGGTGCCTCCAGTCCAATCACCCAATCACAGGTGATTTATGAGTTGCCAAATCAAGGGGAAAGTTGTGAGCATTCCGTTCGTGCATTACCTCAAAGCCGAGGTTAGCGCGATTGAGAACATCAGCCCAAGTATTAACGACACGACCATTGTTGTCCAGAAGTGACTGGTTAAAGTTAAATCCGTTCAGATTAAAGGCCATAGTAGATACGCCAAGAGCAGCGAACCAAATGCCCACAACAGGCCATGCTGCCAGAAAAAAGTGAAGAGAACGGCTATTATTGAAGCTAGCATATTGGAAGATCAAACGTCCAAAATAGCCATGAGCGGCAACGATGTTATAAGTCTCCTCTTCTTGGCCAAACTTATAACCGTAGTTTTGAGACTCTTGTTCAGTCGTTTCACGTACAAGACTAGACGTAACCAAGCTACCGTGCATTGCACTAAACAACGACCCACCAAATACACCGGCGACTCCGAGCATATGGAAGGGGTGCATAAGAATGTTATGTTCAGCTTGGAAGACCAACATGTAGTTAAACGTTCCCGAGATACCAAGAGGCATAGCATCAGAGAAGCTTCCTTGGCCAAAGGGATAGACAAGGAATACAGCGGAAGCAGCCGCCACCGGCGCGGAGTATGCAACACAAATCCAAGGCCTCATTCCTAGTCGATAGCTAAGTTCCCACTCTCGTCCCATGTAAGCATAGATGCCAATGAGGAAGTGGAATACAATGAGCTGGAAAGGACCGCCGTTGTAGAGCCATTCATCAAGTGAATTAGCTTCCCAAATTGGGTAGAAGTGTAGTCCGATGGCATTGCTGCTCGGAACGACGGCTCCCGATATGATGTTGTTTCCATAAAGAAGAGAACCTGCGACGGGTTCACGAATACCATCAATGTCTACTGGAGGCGCAGCAATGAAGGCAACAATAAAACAAATGGTGGCTGCCAGGAGACACGGAATCATCAGTGTTCCAAACCACCCTACATAAAGACGGTTATTGGTGCTGGTTACCCAGCTAGAAAAACGCTCCCAAGTATTGTCTTGAGAGCGTGCTACTGCAATTGCAGTCATAGTGATGTTAGTTTAGACGAGTTACTTTAATCCGTCCAACACCAGAGTCAGTGAGACCGATAGCATCAGCCGCACCTTTACTAAGATCGATCTCTCTTCCAGGAATGAAAGGGCCACGATCTGTTACCCGTACAATGGCACACCTCTGGTAGCAGACCCGAAGTCTTGTACCGAAGGGGAGTGTCTTGTGCGCTGCAGTAAGGGCTTGTTGATTGTACCGTTCGCCATTAGCAGTGAGGCGACCATGGAAACCAGGGCCATACCATGAACTAATGACTGACAGAGTTGTTAGGATAGGAATCATGATAAGATAGCAAAGAACATTCTTATCTCCGTCCACACAAAAGCCCTACAGCTACTCGCAAGAAGTAGGGCTTTATCTACAGTATCCTCAAGTACTGATTTAAGTAATACACAAATTGATCGTTACTGGGGTGAGTCATAACAATCATTTTACGTGGATCAACTTCCTGAATCTGATAGTACCAATTGGTACTGTTGACCACATTACCAGAGTAGATAATGCTTGCACTAATACCGTTTACATTGAACTGTCTAGTTGCAGCTACCAGTACATATGTCTTACTTAGTGTAGCAGCATTACCACTAACAAGGAACTGACCAACGTCTCCATTAATATCAATGCTTTGTACATAGTGCAGGTCAGCATTGTTGCCAGTGAAAGTATATGTCCCCTTCTCTGCAACCAGGATTGCTGTGTGTCGAAGGTCAGCAGGGTTACCTATCTCAGTGAACGTACCCTTTGCAGCTGCAATAAGAGCAGCATGGCTTAGAGTGGCAGCAATACCGTTGGCTGTATAGGTACCTTTCTCTGCAGTTAGACGTGCCGCATGGAGAAGAGTAGCATCGACACCTGTTTCGGTGAACGTACCAACGTCAGCGGTAAGTACCTTGTTTGGATTGCTGCCTTTTGTGAGGGTTGCGTCTTTACCAGTGTGGACGTATGAACCAGCACTAGCAGTTAGGTTGAATCCTTTTGCTAGATGAGCAGCAACTCCCGTCTCAGTGAAGCTACCCGCAGCAGCAGTAAGGACAACTGTTGCATCCCTCAGCTCAACAGTCCAACTACGGAATGCAGAGCTTGCGTTAACAGTGACGTTCTGGTTTGACCAGCTGCTGACCGTACCGTTCGTATCATGACCAGCAGCTTCCGTACCACTGCTGGCACGGTTGGTCATTCCAGTTGGAGCTAGCTCTACGTTCGTAGCAGTACGGTGACCAGCGACACCGACGACCCAGCTGCTGTTGCCTGTACGCTGAAGAGTTAGAGCTGGATAACTGATCGTTGTGGTTGCTGAACCACTACCACCAGCACTAGCACCGACAAGTGCTGTTCCTCGGTACACCAGACAAATCAGCTCAGTGGCGTTCGTCCATGTACCCGAGGTTGTTGTACTTCCGGTTGCTACTGCCCTATGAAAGCGGGAGCTGTTGGTGTTACCCCCACTTGTGCCAATCAGTGTCCATGTAGGAACTGTACCCCCAGCAGTTGGGACAGTGGGGGCCGTGTTACTACCGTCTCGATAGGCAAAGATCAGGATCATGTCCCCACTCTGGTGAGCAGGGATTGTTACTGTGGTGCTAGCTGCGCCTTGAGCACCAACAAATGAGATGCTCATGGCTACTCATCAAGCAAGAGTAAGGATACCGTTGGTCTGATCTAGGTCTACGGTCAGTGTTTCACCGGCTCCAATTGTCACGGAGGAGCCATAATCCCACCAACCAATCAACGGGTCAGCAGGGGAAGTAGGTGTGTCGTTAAAAAGGATTGCATAGCGAGCGGTAAAACCAGAGCCTGAACCCGTCCACACAGGATCAGTACCACCAGTCAGCTTGAAGGTGCCACTCGATTCAGCACCAGTAATCGTGCCCACAGAGATACCACCAGAGGTGTATCCACCAGCAGTTGTCAGCTCAGTAATGTCAGCACGTACAGCGTGGGTAGCAGCGTTAGGAGCCGTGTTGCTCAGTGCAACCCTCAGCACATGAGTGGTGCCTGTTTGCAGCTGGTGTACTCCCGATGCAAGGTCTTTGACAAATGTGTTGTACTTATTAAATGTTGCCATTGTTAGTTATGTTGAACAGAAATACCACCAGACACCCAACCCTTCTGGGGAGGTGCTGACTCTCCTACATGTTGAACCCTGCCGGGTGGTCCCATTGGACCGGCTGGACCGGGCTTTCCTTGCACCCCAGGGGGACCTTGAATGCCTTGAATTCCTTGCGGCCCACGTGGCCCCACAGCTCCATCCTTTCCATCCTCTCCGTCATATCCAGGTTCACCTTGTGGGCCAATCATGGATACACCTACTGGCCAACCTTCAGCAGTCTTCGGACCGTAGATTGTCCAGTGAACGTAGTCAATGTAGAAGGCACCTACAGGCCCCAGGAAGGGGGATGGTGGGGTTGTCCCGCTAAGGATACCCACACCATCTTCCCCGTTCCTTCCGGAGGCCCCTGGAGGCCCCTGATCGCCTTTCTCTCCTTTAGGACCCCGCTCCCCTTGGATACCTTGGGGTCCTTGTTCTCCATCATATCCAGGTTCTCCAGGTTCACCGGGAGGACCGGGTGGTGAATACTCAGGTGCAAACGAGAAGCACCCATTGATTGGGTTTAGACGGAACATTACGACACACGGGTAACACTTGTCAGGTAACCATTACCATCGTAGGTCATGTTAACAGTAGACACAATCTGTCCACTAGCTCCGCCAGCACGGTACACAACAGTGGTGGGGTTACCGTTGACATCATTGGTGATGCCGATGTAATCGTGTTCTGGTACACTTAGACCAGACTCCATTTGTCGGGATGAATACCGACCTGTTGCAATGTTTGCCATAATGGTGGATTAAAGTATTAAGCCCACGCTCCTGTGTAGGTACCATCATCATCAAGAGTACCAGGCTCACAAGTTGAACCCTTGGGGCTCAGTTCAGTGAGAGTAGTACCGGGATAAGGATACTGAAAACCAGGAGATGTACTGGTGGGAGCACAGTATTGAACTTTGGCTACAGAAGAAACTTTGGGATCAAAAGGATTAGCTCGTGCCATTTAGAAAATACCAGGAATAAGTTGTCCGGTGGTTAGATAAGCGCCAATACCAGCCACGATGCCAAGCATAGCCAGGCGACCATTGAGAAGTTCAGCGCGATCATTAAAGGAAGACATTAGAATTGAAGATCAGATTGTTCAAGTTTGGCGGCAACATCAGCTCGATAAGCTGGATCATTGTCGTAGCGAGGGTCACTCATGGCACGGACAAGTTCAGCTTGAGAGCGGAACCCAACAGTTTCATTACGTGCTGCAGAACCTTGGAGCATACGCCCGTCATAACCAGCAGCATCGTTGTAACGATTAGCCAGTGCCTGAATAGCAAAGTAACAGGCAAGAGGATCACCACGATCCATCACAGTATCAAACATACTGATCTCCTGCTCGCTGAGATTATTTGCTGCCCAGCCAATCATGTTGTTGTAATTCTCTTCACCACCCACAACACCCTGCAGGGTGGAGACATCTTCTGGAGTGAGTGCGCTTGCCTCTGGTGCTTGCTGTTCAGCTTGTGCTCGATAGTCCAGATACATCTGAGCAACCTCAGCCGCAGAAAGCTTCTCTAACTTAGACAAGGTTTCATCCTTGTACTCAGTCAAGCTTTCGTTCCACAGCTCATCCAAGAAGGCAGTAGTAACCTCCTCTTCTTGGGGTGGTTCTACCTCTTCCTGAGGTGATTCAGCTTCGGGGGTTCGATCACCTAGTTTACGTTGAAGCTCTAGGTAGGCATTCTCAAGCTCATCTGCATCACGGAATTTACCAGCAAGAAGGTTCTGTTCCTCTTGATATAGCTGCTCACCTACTTGCAGTGAGTCAAGCTCTTCAGCAGAGAACTCACCTTCTTGAGGCTCCGTTGGATCATACGTCAGTGTAGCCATTGGTGGTAATTACTTTTAGTTTTCCAAGTCCCACAGTCTCGACGCGATTGGGAGCGCCAATCGTTGCCTTTCCATACTTGTTCCGTGGGGCATACTTATTGGTTGGTTGAATGCTAGTTGGAATAGCATTCTCAGTGTTTGTTTCAGGCACCTCGGGGGACTGGACCGGAGGATTCTTGACCCGCTTCGGGCGGCTGGGGATTACTTTGTCCATTAACTAAGTTCAATGCTTCTGGGTTTTTGGTGGGATCCATCAGCGGTGTACTAGCCAGCTGACCAATCTGCTTGGTGATCTCCATGTCCTTCTGTACACCAACATTCTGCATCTGTTCTTGTTGCATTTCATCAACACTCTTGACGAGGTTGAGAACATCAATACCTTGAGCAGCAGCCAAACGTTTGATGACTTCGTTGCTGTTGATATACTTGGCGATAGACTCTGGACCCATTGTTTGGGCAATAGTCGTGAGGAAAGCAGCGAGGCTCTCTCGATCTTGACCACGACCAAGAGCGTTAATACCAGCAACGATGGTTGGTTTAACAATCTTCTGTGGTATGCGGGGGATGTCCCCTACCTTCTGTGCGATATTTAACTTGCGGTTCAGATAGGGAACCAGGAACTCAACAGTCAGCAGGGAGAAGAGTCCACCCAGTTGTTGCTCCAGTTCCATCTGAGTCATGCGTACCTCTTCAGCAGTAGTACGCTCACTATCCCGTACACTCAGGATCAGGAATGCTTCACCGAGTCGACGCTCTAGCATTGACATCATTTCAAAAGCAGTCTTGAAGTCTGCAGTCTTACCAACTTGCACTACACCGATGTCATCCGGTCGTCCTTGAACGATCGCACCGTTGCCTGCAGCGGCCAGCGTCTGGGGTTTGGTTGTGCTTGAGGGTGACACTACGAACACAACCTTAGCGGCTGCTGCAGAGCCTTCTACGAGGGCCTGAGAGAGTGCTTCAAGGGACCGTAGATCACCAATGAATTCCTCTACTCGACCACGACCATAGACCTCACCATCAACTGTGTTGAACCTGAGTACAAGCCAAGGGTTGGCATCCACTGGAGCCTTACCCATTGAACCTGGGATGATCTTGTCTTCATACTCTTGATGCCAAACAAAACGATTGTTGTCTAGCCGAACATGAGTATAGATGTCGCACTCATCATTCCTTTCAGCTTCTGTCCCCGCTACGTTATTGGGAACAATCTGAGGTAGGACTTTATAGAGTAGTTTCTTAGAGATACGTTCTTTCGTGACTATTTCTAGCACATTGCCGTTGCCGTCTCGTTCAACAACGTAGCGATTCAAGGGGTACAACTTGAGCTGCTTCTCTCCCATGAAGATCAGAGCATTACCTGCGACTACAAGATGCTTCAGTGCTTGGTGTACTACGACACGATCACTGGAAGCAGCAATAGACTCAAGAATAGTACGCTCAATCTTTGCAAAGGATAGGTCTAACTCAGATCTGACTTCGGGTGGGAAGTCTTGACCCAATGCGTTGTCATCTAACTG